TCTCTTCCAAAGTTTTGGTCTTTGAAAGATTCACCTGTTATATTCGATGAACCACTTGAAACCCAAGTGTCCTGTGATGGAAAAATAAAATGATGCATTATCTAACTCTCCCTTGTATGTTTATATTTGGATTCTTTAATTCAAAAACCGTTGGTGTTCCTATGTTTGGTGGTAATATAATTGTACTATCATCTGATAGTGCGTTTTTAAAATTATATTTATACCCATAACCAGCAGTGCCTTCAGATGAAGATTGGTCAACAAACCCACCATCAATAATACCATCACCATTTAAATCAGCTCCATTACCTGAAGGGCTATATGAATAAGTATATGTTGGTGATGTTAATAAATTCCCATCACCATTGTAATCTTCGTGTTGGGTTAATGTAACGTGTCCAATTGAACGAACACCTTCAATACCCATCAATTCAAATTCCAATTGACTTAGATATATTGGTTGATTAAACTGCATTTTATTTATGTCAAAATATTCTCTAATTTTCTGTATACAATTTAATTTTACTTGTTGTTTGTTTGCATATTTTTCGGCAATTAAATCAAAGAAAACACCAAAGTTTACAATGTATCCATCAAGAATTACCACGACATCAGTTAATAAATTAAAATTTTCTAAATATTTTTTTATATTTGATTTTAATGTTTTTGGTAAAGCATCCGTAGTACCTAAAGAAATTGCATGTGGATTACCAACAAGTTGTTTCTTAATATTATAACCTAAAACCGTAACCTCCACAGGAGATAATTGATATTCAGCAGATGTAATATATTCCTGCATATTAGATGTTAGGTCATTAATAGTATTACTATAATTTTGTAAAGGTTGTATAACACCATTTATAGCTTGTAATTTTTCAGTCTGTGAAATTTCAGTATTCGGTGTTTCCAATACAGTTTGTATCAAATCTAAATCTGAAAAAATATTATTATTATTAGTATGAATGGCATTTACTTGATTAGTAAGTTCTTCATCTAATCTTTTTTCAAAATTAGCTGATACATATACTTTTGCAACATTTCCATATTTACTTGGTAAGTTTAATACTCTAGCTTCGTAATCTTCTTTCGTTACTGCTCTGTTTTGTGTAGAGAAAAATGCTTTAGTTTTTTCTTTTATTTCTTCTATGTCTTCTTCATCTTTACCACCACGAGCTGGAGCATTGTTTATAACACTTGTTAGAGTTGCAGAAGTGTTTCCGTTTTGAGCTGTTATGGTTGGTGTAGTGGTTACATCTCCAGATGGAACATTTGAATTAATTCCACCACCTACACGATAAGTAATAGTTAAAGTTGTTTGGTTTGGAGCTTCTCCTAATGTTGAATACTCATCACCTAACAATGGGTCAATCGATTGATTTAAATCATTTGTTTGTCCTGGAATAACAATTCCAATTTGTTCTAAATCTATAAATCCATCATCAATTAGTTGCCCATTTTTTAACACACCATTACCAAATACAAGTGAAGTTGTATTATTATTATTTGTTTCACGGGTAAATCTTTTTGATGTTTTAATATATCTCAGAGAGTATGGTACAGCTGATGTTGATGTGAGTCCACCAGTTTCTGTAGAATACGCTGAATCTCTATTTATATCATCTGTATAATGAGTTGAAATAGGAACTTTATCTTGTGCTAAGAAATCAACTTCATACCAATCATTTCCATTTGAATCCACACAGGAAATAATATCAATAACATCAGTGTCAGGTATAGTTATTTTTTTAAATTTTTCTGGAGCGTTAATTTGAAATGTAATTGTCTTTTCATTTGCACTTATAGCTCTCACAGTTCTTGATAATGTATAAGTTGAAGCTAAACCACTACCATCTAGTGTTGCAATAGTATCACCATCATTAGAACCAGTAATCTGAAAATCAATTGGTTCTAATGTTGTAAAAATAAGGTCTGAGTTAGAGTCTGATGTTACTTCTACACCAGCGTCAAATATGCCACCATTACTATAATTTATTTTTGATTCATCTCCTGTTTGACTTCTTATATTAGAAGTAAATGTTAAATCAACATATGATGGAACGATTGGTTTTACTTTGTAACCAAACATATTAGCCATAG